AGCCTTCACATCCGCGTCGGTAGGAGCATCGCGAAGGCTTCCACGGAGCGTGCGATTAGATGCAACAAGAGAGTTGATCTGTGCCTGAATCGCGGCCCGCTGGGCTTTGTGACCTTTGCCGGTCGGGATCGTTCCGAGCTTGTTTCGCAGTGCCTCGAGGCGATCCATGTTCGCACCGATCTGTGCTCGCAACTGCCCCCCCGACTCGGAGGGCTCCCGTGGATTTCCCGCGCCGCCAGCAGTCGCGCCGTCGCTATCGCTGATATGCCGGATCGTGAACCCAGGACGAAAGTTGTAACTCAGCCAACCCGCGCCGCCCCCAGGATTCTCGCGGCTCGTTCCCCAACCCCTCCCATTGAGAACTGCGAAGACATGCGTCGCGTTCGCAAAGACCTTCGTGTCCATCGGTTTGCCTGGGCCCGGAGACCCCCATGACGTGAAGCCGCCACTCACACGCGGCGGTGAAACACCGAGGATCGCCGACACGGCCCCCGAGCAGTCGAAACCGATGCCCGGGTCACGGCCGGTGCCGTTGTCCGGCACACCGGTCCGTGAGTGACCGCCACCCCACACGTACGGGTAGGCCTTTGCGTCGATCGAGTTCGCACGCTGTACGATGCCGCCCGCGCTCATCCCGCGTGCGCCCTCAGTGCCCCAACCACCATTCAGGCCCGCGAAGAACGTGGCGCCGTACTTTTGTACGACTGCCTTGCGAATGACAAACTCGCCGGGAGTAAGCATCCGCGGCTCGGTATCGCCATCGCCGCTGCCAGCGATGATGCCGCCTGCCGCCTTACCCCCGAATGTCACCTTGAACCGCGGGTGCAACGGATTCAGGCTGATATCGAAATGTGGGACGAGACTCCGCAGGCCGCGTCCGATAGCGGCGATGATGCTCTTCCCGGCATCGAACGCCTTGGACGCGAGCTTCTCAAGCGGAGAAAGGATCCTGCCCGCAAGTGACCCGGCGACCTCGGCAACCCTCGCGACACCGCCACCGATCGCGCCGACGATCGCCGAGACAGCACGGCTCCCCGCGCGCTTGAACACCCCAGGCAGACCGGCCAACCACTTACCGCTCCCAGTCACAACACCAAGCAGCAGGTTCGCGGTACGGGGCGCCAGGCGCTCCAGGCCGGCCAGAAAGCCCGTAGCCCCGTCCTCCGCGACCTTCCCCAGCGACGAGATGAGGAACTTGCCGAACGTCCCCAGCGCCCCGAGAACGGGCTTGCTAATGAAGTTGTAGAGCGCGCCGGCGCCGGGGATCTTCAGGATCTTCGCGATCGGGATCGCGATCGTCACTGTCGCAAAGATGTTGCCGAAGTTCTTGATCCAGAACGACGGCGAGAACAGCGCGCTGATTGCCTGCGCCGTCACCTTCAGCAGCCCAGATAGCAGCTTGCGGCCATCGACATGCGACAGCGCCGCACTGATTCCCCGCTCCGTCGACTTCGCGAAGTCACCGCTGAGCTTCACGGCACCGCTGATCCCCGCGCCGATCGTCTTGCCGATGCCCTTCCAATTCACCTGCTTGAACATGTCCTCGAGGGCGCCGCCGAGCTTCATGTTGTTCGACTTCAACCCGAACACGCCGCCGAACGCCTCCGTCAGAGCGGTCGCCGCGTTACGCCCACCGGCCTCCAGCGCCTTGAACTGGCCCGGAAAATCGTTGATGATCCCCGCCGTATGCAGCAGCGCCTTACGTAGCGGCTTCTCGAACTTCTCGAAGACCGTTATCCCGGCCGTCTCGATCGTGCCCGTCAGGTTCTCGAAAGCGCCCGACACGGTGTTGTTCATCGTGTCGGCCATCTTCTTGGCCGCGCCATCGGACTTCTCGTTGGCCTTCGACAGCTTGTCGAGCTTGCCAGCGCCCTTGTCCACAAGGACCGCCATGCCCGACAGTGCCTCAGTCCCGAAGATGTGAGCGAGCGCCGCGTTACGCGTCGACTTCGCCATACCGTCGCTGTGCTGCGCGACGATCCGAATCAGGTCTGGGAGAGGCTTCAGGCCCTTCGGGCCGTTCAGGTCACTCACGCGCAAGCCCAGACTGTGCAAGCCCTCTTCGACACTCTTTGTCGGCTTCGTGAGCCGCGTCAGCGCGCCACGCAGCGTCGTGCCCGCCTGCTCGCCCTTGATGCCGGCGTTGCCCATCAGCTCGACGGCGGCGATCATGTCCTCGAACGACTGCCCCGTCAGCTTCGCGACCGGGCCGATGTACTTAAGCGACAACTGCAGATCCTGCATCTCGACTGACGACGCGGCCACCGCCGTCGCGAGAACATCCGCAACATGCTTCGACTTCGAGCCCTCAAGGCCGAACCCGCGCAACGCGTTCGAGGAGATTTCCGCCGCGTCCGCGAGACTCACGCTCGACGCCGCGGCCAACGCCAGCGTGCCGGGCAGCACCTTCGACATCTCCGACGCCTTGAACCCCGCTGACCCGAGCTCGTACATCGCCTCAGCGGCCTGCCCGGCAGAGAACTTCGTGTCCTTACCGAGTTGCTTCGCGAGGTTCCCGAGGCCCGTGAACTGCGCGCCGGTCGCGCCCGTGACAGCCTGGACGCGCGCCATCTGCTGCTCGTAGTCCGCGCCGGCCTTCACAAGCGCGCCGATGCCGAGCCCTGCGCCGGCGAACGCACCGACGCTGAGATGACGCATCGCCGACCCGACACGCGCCATGCTCGAGCCCATACCGCGCTCGAACTTCGACGCGGACATCTCAGCGGATGCGAATGCCCGCTTGAGTTGCGATGAGTCGCCGCTGATGACGACGCGGAGCTCCTGCTTACGTGACGCCGCCATCGCGCATCACCTCCTCGTACTGGCGCACCGCCTGCTCAATCACCAGCAGGTCGCTCATACGCAGGTCATCCATATCCAGCAGCCGGACCCCGGCAACAGTCCACATCGCCGGCACCCAGCGCGAGCGAGCGTCTAGGAGGTCTTCGGCTTGGCGCCGGCCTTGGCCGCGCCCTTTGTAGGTGGGTCCTCGGCGGCGGCGAGCAGCTCGCCGGGCTTCATGTCGAGGGCATCCTCAACTGTGAAGGCGGGCGTGCCGCGCTGCTTGCACACGGTCACGAACGCAGCGATCAGGTCGTCGATCATCACGTCGTCGAAGTCGACATCCGGGTTGCCGTCGAGGTCACGGGCCAGTCGGCGAACTTCGCGACGCTCACGGAACGTGAGGTCGTCCATTGTGTAACGCTCGCCATCGACGGCGATGGTGAGTACCTGCTCGGCTTCGTCAGCCATTGCAGCCTGCCTTTCTCGGGGGTTAGGTGCTGCCCGGGGGTTCCGTTTGCCTAGCTTGCGCCCCCTCGGTACCGTGGGGGCATGAATCCGGCGCCGGGGTACGAAACAGCCACCCGCACCACATGGGAATATCGACTCTGGTCTCCCGGGATGCGAGCAGCGTTGAGCGACGACCGCCTACAAACGCAGCTCTCCGAGCTGGGCGCAGAAGGCTGGGAACTCGTCGCGATCGAGGGTCAGCAGTACTTCTTCAAGCGGCCTCGCTGACCCCTACTTCCAGCCGCGGCGCACGGCGAGAGCGTCAAAGCCGGCGGCGAGTGCTTTGCCGACCTCCTCCGCCTTGTCGTCCAGGGCGGAGGCGACGAACGCGGAACGCTTGATCGTGATCGGCACTCCGCGAGGCCTGATCGTTCCGCCGTACTCATGAACCTTCGCGTACGGCAGCGGGGACCGGACAATGCCCGAGTTGCCGCTTGTGGTAGCCCGGATGGAATCGGCAAGCGCGCCGGTGCGACGTGGCGCACGTTGCCTAGCGTCGGTCGCAACGAGCTGCGCCGCAGCCTTCGTGACGGCCTGAACAGCCTTCAGACCGTCACGGTCGGTAGCCCGCAGGCTCCTGCGCAGGTCACCGATACCGCCCACTACGACGGGGCCGGCCATCGCTAGACGGCCGTGACGCGCGTCTCGATGATGTCGAACTTGATGGGCGGGTTGGTACCGTCATCGAGAATCGAGAACGGAGCCTCGAACGACAGGACGTCCGGGCCCTGCACGGTCGGAGTCGTCCCCGTGAACTGCGCCTGAGCGATCGTGATCGTCAACTGGTACGGAATCGCCGTCCCCGCAAGGTTGCCCGTGTTCGATGTGAAGTCGAAGATGATCGGGACCTTCGTGCCGTTCTGAAACAGCGTGTACTGCGCCATGTCGTCGAACTCGTATCCGATGCTCCCCGAGCCCGGCGTGTAGTCGTTCAGGATCGGCTTGGCCTTCAGGGCCGTCGACCGCAGGCCGTACCGCTCCGTCGCGCGAGGCAGAGACAGATCGAGCCCCAGCGACTTCACGAGCGCGCCCGTCGTCGCGAGGTTCTGCACGATCCCGTTGACCGTGACCGTCGCCTCCTGGAAATGAAAGCCCTCAAGCGCGGTGGGGTACGACGCGACGGCAAGCGTCTGCGACGTGTCCTCATCCTGAGCGTCCATCGTCGTCGCGAACTTCAGCCAGTCATCGGTTGCGCACGACAGCGTGAACTGATTGACGACGCAGCCCGTGTAATCGAACGGGCGGACCGTCCCATCCGTAGACGGCTTGCCGACCTGAATCGTCGCGCTCTTCGTCGGATCCCCGGTCAGGTTGTGCGTCTGCTTGTACGCCGTCGTAGCAGCCTGCTGAACCGGCGTCACAGTGTTGCCGTGCAGCAGATCCACGATCGACCCGAAGTCCTTGTTCGGAACCTGGCCGTTCAGTGACACCTGCGCGTCGCGGGTCGTCAGAACCCGCCGGGTGCCCGACTGAAAGAACCGGCCGGCGCGCAACTGCCTCGACTCAAGGTACTTCTGCTGGCGGACGCCGCCCTCAGACTCGAACTCGTACCCGGTCGTCGGGACGACTCGTGTCCCGTACGTCGTTTCCTTCTTGAACATGACCTGCGCGGAGATTCCGCTCCCAGTCGCCACAGCTACTCACCATCCTTCGGCGCCTTGGGCGCAGTTGACTTCGTGACCTTCTCGAACATGTCCTGACCCTGCAGGCCCTTCGCGACATCCGCGTCGACCTCGAACGTGTCTCCCGGCTTGACGATGACTCGGGCCACGGGGATCTCCCGCTCGTCGTCGCCGACGTACTTGAACTCCGGCATGTGGCCCTCCTCGGGCGAGTTGACTTAGCTACGGCAGGCGAAGATGCGTCTCGACGAGCAACTGCGCGTCAAGCCAACCCCGGGAACCCTTCGGCTCCAACGTGGGGTGCGAATCCTGCTCAAACGACTTGACCTGAATGTTGCCCTGCAACAAGCCGCCAAGGTCCGGATCGCCACGCAACACGGTCTCCATGTCGCTGAAAATCTCCCAGCAACGCGTATCGGTATCGAGCTCCGACCCCGCCGCCTCAGCGACCCAGGTACGGATGAACAGATCGATGGTGTAGCTCTCGTGGCGCGTGAGCTTCCCGAGGGCCGCCCACTCCTGATCACCCCGGATGCGTCCCAGGTACAGCATCTGTGGGGCGACGTCGGACTCGCGGACCGGGCCCTTCGGCTGGACCTGCACACCGTTCATCTCGGTGGCGGCCCGGAGGAGCGCGATGATCCTTGCTTTCGCTTCCGCGGCGGTCGTCATATCAGCGGGATGTACGACGGCAGAGAACGACCCGTCGACACCGGCACCGACGTAACGACCTTCCGGGAGTACCGGTCCGCCATGTGCTCACAGCGGACCATCAGGAACGATCGCTCCGGGCTCTCGCCATCCATCGAGAACGCGTACGACGCCGCCGCCTTGCCGGCCTTCCAGCGCCACCCCTCAGCCGCAGCGAAGTTCAGGTCGTACGTCGGTGTCCAGCCTGCGTCCGTGGCGGCGAGGCCAACGCTGTCGGGGATCCGCGCGAGCTCGAGGAGAAGGTCGAGGTCCGCGTCGGAGAGCACGGGCTCCGTGTCGGCGCTCGTCATGTGCGCGAGCAGACCGCGAGCGGATGTCGCCGCGGCATCCAGAGGGGCGGGATCGACGTCGAGCGTGCCGCCCTGGACCTGGCCGGGGACCGTCGTCTCCCACTGATACGTGTAGATGCCGGCCTCGGGGAGCGCGATGTCCGCGTGGTAGGTGCCGGTCGAGTCGTGGACGATCGGGGCCGCGGGGCTTGTGGTTGTCGTGTCGACGCCGGCCGGGGAGCGGATCGTCAGCTTCAGCGTCGCGGGGTCGACGAGCGCGCCGGCGGCGTCCTTGACCAGGAGGCTCAGGCGGGCGGTGTCACCGCGGTCGTAGTCAGGCATTGGAGACCTCCAAATGGCCGGTCGATGTGGCGGTGGCGGTCACGGCGGCTGCGGTCGTCGCTGTCGCGGTAAGGGTGCCCCACACGGCCGGGGCGACGGGAACCACCGGGGCCCAGCCGCCGAGCAGCGTGAGCAGGCTCATACGGCTTGCCAGCGGGCGATAGAGCCCGCTTTAACGACGACGGCGGACCCGGCGACCTCGGACCGGAAGCGGGCTGTGACGGGCCCTGCGGTCGACCCGTTGCGCAGCACCCCAGCGATGCGGGCGAGCCTCGGCACGCTCGCCACGTCGACACCGGTACCGAGCGCCTCCGTGTTGTACGTGTTCGTGTGCCGGTCGATCTCGGTGGCCGCGCTGATCGGCACTTCGATCCGGCAGGCGAGCAGGGTGGGGGTGCCGGGGCCGTTGAGCGCCAAGGCGAGGCCGGTGGTGATCGCCACGGACGTGAACGCGACGAGGAACTCGAAGTCGTAGTCGGTGTTCGCGGCGGCGGTGAACGCGAGGCCGGTCACGTCGGCGAGGGTGACGGTGCTGTTGGTCACGTCGGCGGTGAGCTTCACGCGGTTCCAGCCGGGGATGCCTTGCGGGCCCGTTGCGCCCGTGGGACCGGTGGGGCCTGTGGCGCCGGTCGGTCCGGCTGGTCCCTGCGCGCCGGTCAAGCCGAGCCCGCCGGGAGGGCCTTGCGGCCCGGTGGGGCCCGTGGGACCTGCGGGGCCCTGAGGCCCGGTCGTGCCGGGGTCGCCCTTCGGTCCCTGCGGACCGGCCGGGCCGGTCGGACCTTGCGAGCCGGTGGGACCCGCTGGGCCGCGCTCCAACGGCATGAACGGCTGCGTGCTCGACTGCACCCACACGACACCATCGGAGAAGAACGTGTCCTGCCCCGCGGGCGCGTCGCTCGCCCAGTAGAACGTGTCCGGGTTCGCCGCCGCAGCGGGCCGGGTCGCGAGCGTGCCCTTCAGGAACGTGGTCATGGGATCGCCACCGCGAGCGTGTCGAGGTTCAGCACCGCGAGCGCCTCCTGGGGCTGCCACGCTGTCTCGCGGGCGTCGAAGATGTACGCGCGAGCCTGCAGGTTCGGCACGAACGTCGCCTGATCGGCTTTCGTCACGACGACGACCTCCCCGTCGAGTAGCCCCTGCTCCTGCAGCCTGGTTCTCAGCGCGGTCGCTTGGGCCGGGGTGAGCGTCCAGCCGCACCAGTACGCCCGGATCGTGTTCGACTGGTCCCCAGCGAGCCGCAGCGGGACGGTGAACGTGCGCTCCCCGCCCGCCACATCAACGAGCTTGGACGCGACGTTCGCCTTGTCCGCGAACGCCTGACGGACCACGAGGATCAGCCGGGTCGTGAACGCGGTCGCCATCTACGGCGTCCCCCACTTCGCCTTCAGGTACCCCTCGACCGCCTGGCGGTTCGTCGTACTGAGGACGCTGTTGTACATCAAGATCTCGCCGATGTCGCCGCTCCACACCGACACCTCATCCCCGGACCCGAGCAGCACGCCGCTGCTGCCGCCACTACCAGCGTCACCGGACCCGAGCGAGGCGGCGTTCACCCACGACTGCGACGACGCGCCGTTGAAGACGCTTGAGACCTGCCGGAACGCCGTCGTGTTCGGGCCCGTGAGGTTCAGGACCGCGCCGGCGTACATCTGAATGCCGGGCAGCCCGTTCGTCCAGTACAGCCGTGTTGAACCGAACCACGACGCGGACCCGCCGCTAAGGACGGTGAAGACCGTGATGGGCTGCGAGACCGTGAACGCCCCGGTCTTGAGGTAGTCGTCGACCCCGTCGAAGCGGGCGACCGGCAACCCGTTCTGGATCGCCGTCTTGAACGTTGGCCGCTTGGATGACGTCGCGTTCGTCGCGTCATGCGGCGTCGAACACGAGTCCGTCCACGTCACGATTGGGTCGCCGTCTGCGAGCGCGAGCGCATCCGCTTTCCACCATCCCGTCAGCCCAGCGATGGACGTCGGGTCGAACGGGGCGGCGGCTGCCGCCCCACCCACCCCGAGCGACGCGAGCGCGGACGGCATCTACTTGTAGAACAGGTTGACAACAACCTCGTTCGCGGCAACCGCCCCGGTGTCCGCGTCCGCGACCCCGGTCGTCAACGCCAGCGCGATCCCCGTCGCAAACGCAACACCCTGCGTGAACTCGACATTCGCCGCCGCACCCGCAGGAATCGGGATCGTCGCGACCGGTGTATCCGTCCCAACCGTCGGCGCCGAAGCCTTGTTGTACAGCTTGAGGTACCGCGTCGCGGCGTTCGCGTTGAAGAGGTAGTAGCCGAACACCTGCCCCGCCGAAGCCTTCACCGACGTTGCGTTCGTCGAAGCCGCAGACAGGGTGCGGCTGATCGACAGGCCCCCGGACGTGCGTGGCTCAAGACCGACCTGGCCGACAACGTTCGCGCCAGTCGGGATCGCGGGCAGCGTCAGCACGTCGACGTCGCCGATGTTGTTCGTGCCCGCCGGAAGCGCATTCACGCTCACCGTCCCCGACACCGGCTGCGTAACCGCCGACCCATCCACCTTCCACGCCGTCGTGTTCGCCGTATTGCCCGGCTGCACCGTCCACGTCCCCGACTGCGCCGCGCTCACCGTCCCATCGACCGTCAGGGACCCGGCGTTATCGGTGATCGGCAACGCGTCCTGATCGGACGCGAGCGTCACCGCAAAGCTGTTGGCCTTCGTCTTCTGCCCCAGGCCCGTCGGGAACAACGCGATCAGCGACGAGAGGCGCTGCGCGACACGCTGCAACCGGCCATTCAACCCCGAGCTGGCGGTGTCCGTAGCCGGGGCCGTCTCCGTCAGCGCGCCCGTCCGCGCATCCAGCGTCGCCTCAGTCGCCGCACCAGACGGCAACGGCAACGACGCCGCGCTGACCGGCTGCGTGCCCTGAAAGAACGTCCCCGACACCGGCACCGCCGCCGCCCGCAACTGCGTATCCGTCAACGGACCAGAAGCCGTCACCGTGCCGCTCACCGGCACCGCAGAAGCCCTCAGCTGCGCGTCCGTCAAGCCGCCCGTCGTGACGGTGCCGCTGACAGGCACCGCGCTCGCCCGAAGCTGCGTGTCCGTCAGCGGCCCCGTGACCGCCACCGTGCCCTGCACGCGCGTCACATCCACATCCAGACCGTTCGCCGAGTCGCCCGGCAAATCGACCGCCGTACCGTCCGCTGTCCGGAACGCCGCGAGGAACCGCTGCACATGCTGCGCCGCCACGGCACCACCGTTGAGGGTCGTGACCTCCTCCGTCGAGACCACTACACCGGCGGGCAGGGTGGCCGGCGTGACCGACTGAAACGCGGGACTGTCAGCCATCGCAGGCCTCCCTTCACTTCCGAAGTCTCAGCCCGCCGACACACAACGCGTCGGCGGGCATGGGGGTGCTACTAGGCGCGCGTGAACTCCACGACGACGCGGCCACCCGAATGCGCCAGCCCCGAAGCCGCAACGACCTCGTTGAGCTGCAGCACGTCACCCGCGACGACCGACGTCGCGCCGGCGACCGCGCTCAGCGTGAACAGCTTCTCGTCGAACGCGACGAGGTTCACGCCGGTCGTGAGAGCGAGCGTCGCGACGACCGTCGTCCCAGCACCCGCCTGGCCCTTGTTGACCAGCGTGAACGTCCGGGTGTTCGTGTTGTCACCCGTCACCGCGGCCTCCGGCACCAGCGAGCACTTCGTCACCGTCGCGTCGAACGGCGCCTCCGTGACCGCCTGATCGGTGTTCGCGGCGATCGCTGCGGCCGGGATCGTCGCCTCGACAACCCGAGTGAACGGAGCGGTATCCGGGCTCATGCGCTCTCCTTCGCCATCGCGTCACGCGTCTGCGCGACCGTCGGGGAATCGGGACCGGACTCCAGGCTGTGTGCCGAGTTCGGGAGCGGATCGACCTTCTGGCCGAGGAACCCCTGCTCCTCGGCCTTGTCCACCGTCTTCTGCACCTCCGCCTGACCGGCGTCGGTCGGCTTCTTCTCAGCCATGATGAGCCTCCTACGCGGCCTTGAGGACGGCAGCCGGGTACCGGCTGGCCTCGGTCGCCTGGTCGTAGTTGATCGTGTTCGCGACCTGCCAGCCGACGCGGAAGACGACACGCATCGCGCTCATGTCCTGCTGCGCGAGGTTGTAGACGATCGCCCCCGTGTTGTCCTGGATGACCGCCTGGTCGAGCAGCTTCCAGGTGATGTCCTGACGGACGCCGATGACGAACTCCGCCTTGTCGAACGCGATCAGCTCCGCCGCACCCGAACCCGTCGGCCACATGCCGCGCATCGGGTACGTGACGTCGATGTTGTAGACGGCGGTACCGTCCATCGCCTCATTGAGCTGCTCGCCCTGCGTCGACCGGGCCTGCCGCAGCAGCCCACGGTAGATGCGGTTCGCCAGCACGCTGTTGGCGTCGTAACCGTCAGCCTCGAGCTTGCCGAGGGTGTCGCTGATGTCACCGATGATCCCGCCGGCTGCGGCGGCATTCGCGCCGTGCGTGACGTTGTTCGCCGCGCTCGTCGCAGCGGTCACGACATCGACCGGCCACGATCCCGGCTTGTTGGAGCCGAAGAACACCGCGGCATCCAGGGTCCGGCCGATGGCCTGCTCGACGAGCGGCTGCACCTGACCCCAGATCGGCTCGCCGCTGTCCGCGATCACCGAGTCGGGGACCGGGACGATCGCAGCGATCTCCTCGATGTTGAGGTACTTGTTCGACCAGTTGACCTCGGTCGTCTGCTTCAGACCGGTGTCGCCCGTCACGAAGTACGCGATCGGCAGCGCCGACAGGACGGGGAGGCGCACCTGCGCGCGCCCGACGGGAATGCGGGTGAAGAGATCCAGCGCCGCGCTCTGGGACTGAAGTCCCTTCAGGAGGCTATTGGACACCTCCTCCGGCATGAGGCTCTGGGCATCAGCTCGGCTGATGATGTTGTTCGTTGCCACGAGGAGACCTCCTTATGAGGGTCTAGGTTGGCGGCTGGCTCCCCGTGGCAGGGGATGAGCCGTACGACTTAGCCGACTCCGGCGTTGCGCCTAATCAGCGCATCCATGTCCGTTGTCGGTGCCTGCTGACGCACCCCGCCGTCAAGGCTCGGGGTCGGCGAGACCAGTTCCAGGAGCTTGTCAGCGTCAGCCGACATCTCCTCCTTCGTCCCGCCCTGAAGACGGTCGATCAGGTCGGCGGGCAGCTTCTTCTCCAGCGCGACACGGAACCGCAGGTTCTCTGCAGCAGCCGTCGCGGCCTCCTGCTTGGCCTGGTCGCGCTCGCCTTGGAGCTTCTCCGCCGCCGTCTGTTGCGACGCCTCGAGCTCGGCGAGCTTCTGCGCCTTGCCCTTCAGGTCATCGAGGTCGACGCCCTCATACTTCTGACGTTCCTTCGCCAGCCGGTCCTGGATGATCCGGTCGAGCTGTTCTTGCGTGAACGTCTTACCCGCCTCAGCGGTCGTTCCCGCGCCCGTAGACGCGTCACCTTCAGCCATCATGTCCTCCCGAGGGGAGTAGGTCCCGCGATACCGTCGCGGTGCGGTAAGAGCTAGTTGACCGGGCTCATCGTCGGCCTGGCGGCAGCAGCGTTAGCCATCTGCCCCGGAGGCGACAACCGCGGATCCTGCACCGGCTGCGGCGGTGTCACGCCGGGATCGCCCACGCCGGTCGGGTTCGGCAGGCTGCGCTGCTTGAGGAACCGTGCGATCTCAGTCGGCGAGAAGCCCGCACGCTCCCACAACGCCTCGACGGGGACACCGATCGTCGACAGCTTCACGAGGCCGTCGATCAGCTCGCCGAACGTCCGCGACTCCGAGTCCTTCCAGATCGTCTCCGCCTTGTACGACCGGCCGCGCGCCTCGTCGCCCATCGCCCGGAACGCCAAGCGCATCGTGTCCTCGTGCGCCTCACCGAACGGCGACTTTTTGTCGTTGACCTTCGCCACCAGGCCAGTCTCCCCGGCCTTCAGCGCGTCGCCGGACGCCTTGGCGACCTCGCCCGACACGTAATGCGCCGGCAGCTTCGTCTTGGATGTCAGCCCGTGGATCAGCGACTCGCGGGCTGACACGAACGCCGACAGATCTGACGCCGAGAACTCAAACGCCGACGCGTTCTCGTTCGCGATAGCCCACACGCGCGCCTGCGACGCCTGCAACTCCGCGGCCCGCGACACCATGCCGTCGGGCCCCTTCGGCAACTCCACGCCCAGCAGCACGCGCTGAGGGAACGCCTGGTACTCCGACCCGATCAGCATGTCGCTGAGCAGCTTGTTCAACGCGTTCTGAATCGGATAGGCGACCTGCAGGTCCG